CAATGGTTTTTAGGTTTTGACGGAGAAGAAGTAAAACTTAGTTCTAAAGAATTAACTAATCAACAATTAGCAAGAGAAGCTGCAACGGAACAACGAAAAAAAACACCTCCTAAAATGAAACAAGCAGATTGGGATGCAGCCATTATAGAATTACAAGAAAGAGCTACGGGAGAAGACGCTCCTGAAGAAAGTAACCCAATGTTTAAATTAAAAGAAATTATGAAAAATTTCTGTTTCAAATCAAGAAGAAGTGAAGATAGAACCCATATTGATAAAAAACCTTTCGTTGATGTTAAAAGAAAAATGGTTCATTTTACTTTTGACAATTTATTTACTCATTTGATAGACGAAAAGAAATGGAAATTTTCAGAGGAGAACACTCATTTGTTTTTGAAAAAAATGGGTGGAGTAACAAGAGAAAAACTGCATATTCAGGGAAACGTGAAAAGAAATGTTTACTCCGTCTCCAGCAGCAGCTTCGAAGACGAAGAACTAGTTCCTGAAAAAATAGAATTTGTAAACGAGAAAAAGGATTTCTTTTGAAAAAAATTGTTCCAGACTTATATAAAACAACTAAGATTTGGGGTCCACCCGGGACAGGAAAAACAACCCGGCTGCTCAAAATTCTAAAAGAAAAATTAGATTATGGCTACAGCAAAGCCGATGTTTGTTTAGTAGGATATGCTAGAGCAACCGCTACAACTCTTCAGCTCAGATGTACAAACGAGTTTAATTTCAAAGAGGAGGAGTTAGAGTCTATAAGAACTATTCACTCTTTGTGTAAAAACACTTTGCCTAAAGAACTTCAATTATTAACATCTTCAGATAAAAAGTATTTAAATAAAATACTGAACTGGCCTAAATCTGACTGGGCTACTCTAGAACAATATAGAAAACAAATTAGAAAAGAAGATGATCCGGAGGATGATGACGACGATGAAGAAAGAAAAAAGGAGGAAAAAGAAAGAAGAAAATTCTTAGAAAATAAACTAGATTTAATTACTAAAGGACGCAATACTTTTAAATATGGAGATTCTTGGCTATCAGTTAAATATTATTTTGAAGAACTTCAGGAAAATTATCAATATAATAATATACATTTAGATGATCTAGAATTTACCTACAATACATATAAAGATTTTAAAAAAGCTTATGGAATAATAGACTTTACAGATATGCTGGCCTTAACTTTAGAGCCTAACATAACGCTTCCGAATTATGAGATTTTATTTGTGGATGAGTGCCAAGATCTAAACCCCTTGATGTGGAAAGTTTTGGACAAAATGTTTGAAGGACAAGGCGATAAACAGATCTACTTAGCTGGAGACGATGATCAGTGCGTCTACGGTTTTAACTGCGCTAATTCGTATACCCTTCTTCGCAGAGAAACCACACAGCCTGATATCATTTTACCAAAATCATACAGATTACCTAAGAAAATAAAAGATTTTTCTCAAAGCATAATAACAGAAATTCATTCCGATTTTAGAAAGAAAAAAGAATTTACCCCTAAAACAAAGTTCCTAAATGGTAAAGATACAGGAGAAATAGTACAAGGAGAAATAATCGATATTTCTGATTTAGATGACATTGTAAGAGATCTTTCAAAAGAAGATTGGATCATGTGTGCAAGAACAGGGGCCTGGACATTTAATTTTAAAAAGCACTTAATGGAAAAAAACATACTTTGGAAATCCAAAGGCCCTGTAGGCAGAGGAAGAGATTTTAACTATTCGATTAAAGATAGAGTAATAGAGAGTTTAACGACTTGGGATAACTTAAAAAAAGGTTTTACAGTAGATGGTGGAAAAATTTGTGACCTTATTCAACTAATAAGTACAAAATTTTTAAACATTGTAAAAAAGGAACACCTTAAAGGAAAAAGCAAATCCTTCTCGTCCGACCTTCACTACGGTAGGAATGATTTATTAACTAAAAATGTTTTTAAAAAAGACTTTAGTTTTGATAAGGATTGGTTCAATTTTATATTTTTTAAACAAAAACACGTTTCTGAAGCTTCGAAATTTAGGAAAGGTACAGCATTTAAGTTGTTTTCAGACAACGAAGAGGTGCAAAACTATATTATAGAAGTTTGGAAAAAAGACCCTACTCTTAGAAAATCAAATATTACAGTGGGAACTATTCATTCAGTAAAAGGAAGAGAAGCTGCAAACGTTATTGTATGTGATGTGTGGTCTTCTCTCTGCATGGGAAATTTTAAAAATTCAACTCCTTTTTTTAGGAGAGAAGAAATTAGATGTGCTTATGTGGCTGTGACTCGAAGTGGAAGAACTTTGTATATGTATAGGCCACCATGTAACTCTAAGTCTGAGGACCATTTTCCTCTTTTAGAAAGGGAAAAATATGACAGAACTTGAGTTTTTTAATTTTATTCAAAGAATGGAAAGAGAAGTTTATGGGAACTCAAGTTATCTTTTCGCAGGTGAAACAAACTTGGAACCTTGGGAGGAAGAGGGGGATGAGCACATACAATAAACAAATTGGGGGAACACATTATCGCCGAATGAAAATTCAGCCAAGTAAATTTGTCATAGAGAACAAATTGCTTTTCCCTGAAGGAAATGTTATTAAATATATTTGTAGACACCCTTATAAAGGAGGAAAGGAAGACTTACTAAAGGCGAAACATTTTATAGATATGATTATTGAAAGAGATTACAAATAATGCAACGTCCTTTATTTAAACCTCAAACCGAATGGGTCCATCCCAATACATTCCCTGATTTATCTGAACATGATGAAATCTCAATAGACTTAGAAACAAAAGATCCAAACCTAGTTAAAATGGGACCGGGAACTTTTAGGCAAGATGGAGAAGTTGTTGGAATAGCCGTCGCTGTTTCTAACTGGTCTGGCTACTACCCAATTGCCCATGAGGGTGGGGGCAACATGAATCGAAAGAAAGTTCTGAATTGGTTCGCTGATGTTCTTAAAACAGATTCTCTTAAAATATTTCACAACGCCATGTATGATGTTTGTTGGATCCAAAGTTTAGGTTTAACCATAAGTGGTAAAATTGTGGACACTATGATTGCGACCTCTTTAGTTGATGAAAATAGATTTAAATATGATCTTAACTCGGTTGCTAAGGAGTTTACTGGAATGGGAAAAAATGAGGCTGCCTTACAGGAGGCTGCTTTGGCCTGGGGAATTGATCCTAAAGCAGAGATGTACAAACTTCCTGCTTTATACGTAGGAGAATATGCTGAAAAAGATGCTGAGATTACTCTAGCTTTATGGCAAGAACTCAAAAAAGAAATACTGAAGCAAGACCTACAGGCTATTTTTGATTTAGAAACCGAACTATTTCCTTGTTTAGTGGAAATGAAGTCAAGGGGCGTAAAAGTAAATTTAGATCACGCGGAGCACGTATCAAAACAACTTGAAAAACAAGAAAATAAATTTAAAGAAGAAATAAAAAAAAGAGTAGGCTTTATCCCGGATTTATGGGCCGCAAGAAGTATTGCAAAAGTTTTTGATAAATTAAAATTAGAATACCCAAGAACAGAAAAAACTAAAGCACCTTCTTTCAAAAAACATTTTATAAAAAATCATGAAGAATATACAATCAGTTTAATTAACTCTGCAAGAGAGGCTAACAAAGCTAGAACTACTTTTATTGAGACAATTTATAGGTATGTTCATAAGGGTCGAATTCATGCGGATATCAACCAATTAAGATCAGAGTTTGGTGGTACAGTAACAGGACGATTTTCCTATACTCATCCTAACCTACAACAAATTCCTAGATCCGGACGAGGTATGGGTGACCAATTAAGAGCTATCTTTGTTCCTGATCAAAAAGATCATAGGTGGGGTTGTTTTGATTATTCACAACAGGAACCAAGACTAGTGGTGCATTATGCAGCCTTACAAGATCTTCCTGGAGCAAACATATTTGTGGATGCTTACAACAATAATAAAGGTACGGACTTCCACAAAATAGTTGCAGATATAGCAGATATTCCGAGAGATCTAGCAAAAACTATTAATCTTGGTAAGTTTTATGGTATGGGTAAAAATAAACTAAAGGCAGAGTTAAGTGTGGGAGATGATAGAGCTCAAAAGATTATAGACTCTTATGAAGAGAAGGTACCTTTCGTAAAACAGCTTACTCTTCAAGTTTCTCAAAGAGCCCAGGACAGCGGACGCATAAGAACTCTTTTAGGAAGGCTGTGTCGTTTTCCTCTATGGGAGCCTAGCGCTTTTGGAATACATAAACCTTTAAAGCATGAAGAAGCGCTCGCGGAACACGGACCAGGGATTAGAAGAGCTTTTACATACAAGGCTTTAAATAAATTAATTCAAGGATCAGCAGCAGATATGATTAAAAAAGCTATGATTAATTTACACAAAGAAAAAATAATTCCTTTAATACAAATACATGATGAATTAAACATATCTATAGAAAGCAAAGAACAATCCGAAAAAGTTATAGAGGTTATGAAACAAGCCGTAAAACTAAAAGTTCCTAATAAAGTTGATTATGAAGTAGGAGAACATTGGGGTTCAATACAGAAGGATATTTCAAATGAAGAGGATTAACGAACTTTTATCCATAAGAAATGAAGATAATAAAATTGAAATTGACGCAGAAATATATAGTATACTTGACTCACAAATTAGGAGGAAATATGGAACAAGCAAAAAAATTATGGGCATTAGCACTAGCTCATAAAAAGATTTCTATTGCTGTAGCAGTAGTAGTTGTTTTAATAATCATAGCAAGTTAGGACTTTATGTTGGATGGCATA